AACCAACGTATTTCAGGTTCTCGTAAATCTGATTCAAAATACGAAAACAGTTTAGTTATTGTTAACCAACCTTGGGTTGAACTTCCTGACAATCCATTTGGACAACCAAAGATTAAAGCAAAAGGTGGTGAGGCGATTTGGTTAAACTCATCTTTGGTATTCTTGTTTGGTAATCAAAAAGGTGCGGGAACAAACAAAATTTCTGCAACAAAAGACAAAAGAACTGTTAAGTTTGCAATCCGTACTAAAGTTTCTGTTATGAAAAACCACATCAATGGTTTGGGTTATGAGGATGGAAAAATCATCGTAACACCACACGGATTCTTGGCAGGAAAAGATGCTGCGGAAGAGAAAGTATCTATTGAACAATACAAGAAAGAAAACGCTGAGTATTGGAAAGAAATTATTGGGGCTGACGGAGATTTCAGCTTGTTTGAGGAAAAAGAAAGTGAAACAGTATAAACAATAAATTGTGAAGACACTCTTAGTAGATGGTGATAACCTATTCAAAATCGGATTTCACGGGGTCAGAGACCTCTTCGTGGAAGGAAACCATATCGGGGGTGTCTTTCATTTTATCAATACCCTCAGAAAACAAATTGATGAACACAACTACGACAAAATTATTGTCTTTTGGGACGGTGACGACAACTCTGCCGTTAGACGTAAATTATATCCTAACTACAAGTTAAACCGTAGACAGAGTATGAACGAGTTTAAACTTGAGTCATACCATATCCAAAAAGAAAGAGTAAAAGAATACCTTGAAGAATGTTTTGTTCGTCAGGTAAGAGCAACTGAATGTGAGGCGGATGATTTAATAGCCTACTATTGTCAGATTGCGAAAGAAGAATCAAAAACAATATTATCGGCAGATAAAGATTACTTCCAACTGATTGATAAACATACATCAATCTACTCACCAATTTCCAAAGTCACATTTAAAAATGGTGATAAAGTTAAATTTGGTGATACTGAATTTCCACACTATAACGTATTGACTCTTAAGATATTAACTGGTGATAAATCAGATAACATTAGTGGTATATTAAGGTTGGGTGAAAAGACCATTGTGAAATACTTTCCTGAGATACTTGATTCTATGGTAACTTTTAACCATATTTTAACAAAGGCTGAAGAACTTTTAGAACAAGACAAAAAAAACACAACTTTAAAAAATATTGTAAGTGGAAAAACAAAAGACGGAGAATTCGGAGAATCATTCTACCAAACAAACAAAAAAATCGTGGACTTACAAAATCCACTTATTTCTGACGAAGGTAGGGTACTTGTTGAACAATATTATGCCGACACTTTAGACCCTGAAGGTAGGGGTTACAAAAATCTAATTCGTATGATGACAGAAGATGGATTCTTCAAATATCTCGGTAAGAGTGATGATGAATTTATAAAATTTATACGACCTTTGATGAAATTGACAAGAAAAGAAAAAAGACAACACAAACAACAAATAGAAAAATAAAAAAATTATGAAAGAAACAGATGTAATTAAAATGGAGTTCTTGATTACCTTGAACAACAACATCGTAATCCAACGTTACTTTAACGTAAGAGATTACAATCCACAAGCTCGCAGTTCTATGGAATTGTATCAGTATTTAAAAGACTTTGTAGACGGGTTTGAGTACGGCCAAAAGATGCGTTCGGTTGTATACCTTTTGGAGAACAAAGACGAAATTTTGGAGAACCCAAGTATCTTGCAAACGTCAAATACTGAGGGTCCAGAAACATTTAACTTTTTAATAAAGGTAGGAGAACAGACAATTTGTCATAGAATTTTGGACGCTAAATTGTTCCCACCTAAAATAAGATACACCGTAGACATACGCCAGCAAGTAAAAAGTGTATTGAAGGACTTAACTGACATTTTTTCAGACGAAAAATTTGTTACAAGTTATATGACTTATAGCTTAATCTAATAGTATTTATCAAAACTAACAAGGGAATTTTAATTATGTCAAACAAGAATTTTGAGTATCTAGGTAACACGTTTCAACTACAATTATTAAATCAGATTATCTTAGATAAGGACTTCTCACATTCTATCATTGATGTAATTGAACCCTCACACTTTGAAAACAAATATTTCAAAACACTTCTCCAATTGGTGAAGGAGTACTATGTAAAATACGATTGTACTCCATCATACGAAACACTTTCACAAATGGTGAAAAGTGAGTTTCCACAAGAGTTGATGTTGAAAATTCTAAACGACACTATCAAACAGATACAAACTGCGTCTACTGAAGGAGCATCGTTTGTACAAGAAAAATCATTGAAGTTCTGTAAACAACAAGAGCTTCAAAAGGCAATCACCAAATCACAAAAAATACTTGATAGTGGAGAATTTGAAAACTATGACAAACTTGAAGAACTCGTAAGAAGTGCTCTCCAAGTAGGAGAAAATGGAAACAAGATTGAAGATGTTTTCCAAAACTTGGAAGATGTTTTGAACGAAGATTTCCGTCATCCAATTCCAATGGGAATTACTGGCATTGATAAGTTATTAAAAGGTGGATTGGCAAAAGGTGAATTGGGTGTAATCTTGGCACCAACTGGTGTAGGAAAAACTACAGTCCTTTCAAAAATTGCTAACTCAGCATTTAATAATGGTTACAATGTTCTTCAGTTATTTTTTGAGGACAACCCAAAAGTAATCCAACGTAAACACTTCACAATGTGGACAGGTATACCACCTGATGAACTCCCATTACACCGTGAAGAAGTTCTTGAAAAAGCACGTCAGGTCAAAGAAGAAATGACCAACAAATTGTTCTTGAAAAAACTACCTTCAGACCAATTTACAATGACTCAAATTAAGAACATGATTAGAAAGATGGTTGCTGATGGACACAAGATTGATATGATTGTTTTAGATTATATTGATTGTATTGTACCTGACAGAAATATGGGTGATGAGTGGAAAAGTGAGGGTTCCGTTATGAGAGGTTACGAAGCTATGTGTCATGAACTTGGCGTAGTGGGATGGACCGCAACACAGGGTAACAGAAGCTCTATATCTTCTGAGGTTGTAACCACCGACCAAATGGGTGGTTCTATTAAAAAGGCACAAGTTGGACACGTTATCATTTCCGTGGCTAAAACTTTACAACAAAAAGAAATGAATTTAGCAACCATCGCAATTACCAAGTCTCGTGTGGGTAAAGATGGGGTTATCTTTGAAAACTGTAAGTTCAACAACGAATTGTTGGAAATTGATACTGAAAGTTCTGTTACCTTCTTAGGATTTGAAGAAAAGAAAGAAGAGAAAAACAGAGATAGAATCAAAGAACTTATGGAGAAAAGAAAAGAGCGAGTACAACAACCAAATAACTTTAATTAATAAAAAAAAATAGTATTTTAAATAAAATGGACGCATCACAAAAGATATTGTCGGACCTAACGGTTCACATGAAGTATTCAAAATTTATTCCTGAGTTGGAAAGAAGAGAAACTTGGGAAGAGCTTGTAACAAGAAACATGAATATGCACATTAAGAAATACCCCCACATTGCAAGTGAGATTGTGGACGTGTATCATTATGTGTATACTAAAAAAGTATTACCTTCAATGAGGTCAATGCAATTTGGTGGTAAACCAATTGAGATTTCTCCAAACAGAATCTACAACTGTGCTTACCTTCCTATTGACCACTTGGACGCATTTTCAGAAACAATGTTCTTGTTATTAGGTGGAACTGGAGTAGGATATTCAGTTCAAAAACATCACGTAGAAAAACTTCCTGAAATTAGAAAACCTAACCCAAATAGAACAAGAAGATTCTTGGTTGGGGATTCTATTGAAGGATGGGCTGATGCAATTAAAGTGTTAATGAAATCTTACTTTGGTGAGCATTTGTCAACACCTGAGTTTGATTTTTCAGACGTTAGACCAAAGGGGGCACAACTTGTAACATCAGGTGGTAAGGCACCGGGTCCTCAACCTTTGAAAGATTGTATTCACAAATTGAAAGGTATGTTGGACGCAAAAGAAGATGGTCAAAAATTATCATCAATTGAAGTTCACGATATGATATGTCACATTGCAGACGCAGTTCTTGCTGGTGGTATTCGTAGGGCGGCTTTGATTTCTTTATTCTCAGCTGATGACAACGAGATGATTGCTTGTAAATCAGGTTCTTGGTGGGAAACAAATCCACAAAGAGGTAGGGCTAACAATTCAGCGGCTTTGGTTAGACATAAAATTACAAAAGATTTCTTCATGGACTTGTGGAAAAGGGTTGAAGCATCAGGAGCAGGTGAACCTGGAATCTATTTCACCAATGATAAAGATTGGGGTACTAATCCATGTTGTGAGATAGCATTGAGACCAAACCAATTCTGTAACTTATGTGAGGTAAATGTTTCTGACATTGAATCACAAGAAGATTTGAATAACCGTGTTAAAGCGGCGACTTTCATTGGAACACTTCAAGCAGGTTATACTGATTTCCATTACTTGAGAGACGTATGGAAACGTACAACTGAAAAGGAAGCGTTGATTGGTGTATCTATGACAGGTATCGGTTCAGGTGTTGTATTGGGTTATAACATGAAAGAAGCGGCTAAACTTGTTAAAGAAGAAAACGCAAGAGTTGCTGAGTTGATTGGTATTAACAAGTCGGCTCGTACAACTACCGTAAAACCAGCAGGGACAACATCTTTGACATTGGGAACATCTTCAGGTATCCACGCATGGCACAACGATTATTACCTTCGTAGAATCCGTGTTGGTAAGAACGAAGCAATTTACCAATACTTGGCAATGTATCACCCTGAGTTGGTTGAAGATGAATTCTTCCGTCCACACGACACGGCAGTTATTTCAGTTCCACAAAAATCTCCTGAAGGAGCAATTTTGAGAACAGAATCTCCATTCCAATTGTTGGACCGTGTTAAGAAAATCACACAAGAGTGGGTAAGACCTGGTCACAGAACTGGTTCAAACACACACAACGTATCAGCAACAATCAGTTTGAAAAACGAAGATTGGGAATTGGCAGGTGAGTGGATGTGGGAAAACCGTGACTTCTACAATGGTTTATCTGTATTACCTCACGATGGCGGAAGTTACATTCAAGCACCATTTGAAGACTGTACAAAAGAAGAATATGAAAGATTATTCGCTAAACTTCACACAATTGACTTATCAAAAGTTGTTGAATTACAAGACAACACAGATTTGAGTGGTGAATTGGCTTGTGCTGGTGGAGCTTGTGAAATCAAGTAATATTAATAATAACGATAAAAATGGAGGGGAGAAGGTAATACTTCTCCCTTCTTCATTTTATATTGAAGATGGAAAATATGTCTTTACCGAAGAATTTCATTTGGAAAGAGGTTCTTGTTGTGGTTCAGGTTGTAGACATTGTCCTTATTTTCCTAAATACAAAAAAGGAAATACAACTATATTTATAGATAATGGCTGATGGTAAAACATATGGATTAACTTTTCCTTTCGTAGAATCGTATAATGGTAAGTATTTGGACCTTTCAGATTACCCTGCGGAAGAAATTAGGAGTAATTTGATTCACTTGTTATTAACAAGAAAAGGTACAAGATATTTTTTACCTGATTTTGGTACTGGATTGTTGGAATACATTTTTGAACCTTTGGATGGACCAACTTTTAAAAACATTGAATCTGAAATAAGAGATTCTGTTGAGAAATTTATGCCTCAACTACAATTAACAAATATTAATATATCTGCACCAACTGGTGAAGCGGCTGGAGCAACTGTAACAACAGCAGGAAATGTTATTAATCCACAACTACAAATGACAAATCAAGATGTTACTGAGTATACAGCTACGGTAAGAATTGATTATTCTATAACTAATGACGTTTTTAATTCAAAAGATTTTATAATACTTAATATTTAACATAAATGGCTCAAAGAAGAATATCATATACCGTAAGGGATTTCCAAGCAATTCGTCAGGAATTAATTAATTACACAAAAACTTATTATCCAGAATTGATTGATAACTTCAATGATGCTTCAGTTTTTTCTGTATTCTTGGATTTAAACGCAGCCGTAGCCGACAATTTACATTATCATATAGATAGAAGTATTCAAGAAACAGTTCTTCAATATGCACAACAACGTTCATCAATCTATAACATTGCAAGAACGTATGGATTAAAAATTCCTGGTCAAAGACCATCTGTAGCTTTGGTTGATTTTTCAATTACAGTTCCGGCATTTGGTGATAAAGAAGATGAAAGATATTTGGGAACATTAAGACGTGGAAGTCAAGTTCAAGGTTCAGGTCAAGTATTTGAAACAATATATGATATTGATTTCGCATCACCATTTAATGCTGATGGTATACCAAATAGATTAAAGATACCAAATTTTGATGCCAACAACAACTTAATAAACTACACAATCACTAAAAGAGAAACTGTAGTAAATGGTATTACAAAGGTATTCAAAAGAGTTATAACTCCAAATGATGTTAGACCTTTCTTTGAATTTTTCTTACCTGAAAAAAATGTTTTAGGAGTCACATCAATAATTCAAAGAGATGGTACATCTTATTCTAACGTACCAACGGCACAAGAATTTTTAGGTGTGCAAGGTAGATGGTATGAAGTATCGGCACTTGCTGAAGATAGAGTTTTTATTGAGGACCCTACAAAACCATCAGATGACCCAGCAATTAAAGTTGGAAGATATATACAAACACAAGATAGATTTATTACAGAATACACACCTGAAGGTTTTATAAAACTTACT